GTGGCTTTGGTGTGTGCTTTAAAGGCGGATCTCATCATCTTTTCCAATAACGCCAAGTACCTCAAGCTACCCAAAACGGAGGATGTATTCGAGAACATCGAATATATCCGCAAGCATTCCGAGTTCAGTGGTACGAATTTCCATTCGGTTTTTCAAACCGCTAAACACGCGTACGACAGAATCATCATCCTGTCAGATATGCAGGCTTGGATGGGGTACAACACGCCAAAGACTAGCTTTGCAGCCTATAAAAAGCTGCACCAGGCTGACCCGCTGATCTACTCCTTTGACTTGGCTGGTCACGGCACGCTACAGTTTCCTGAGTCAAAGGTATACGCGTTGGCTGGATGGAGTGATAAGGTGTTTGATATCATGAAGATTTTGGAAACCGATCGTCAGGCCCTCATCAATACCATCAATGCAGTAACCTTTTAAGTAAGTCGGGTGAGTCGCCTTCGGGTGCCTCACCCGTAATTTTTTGCTTTAATCGAGGCCCGGATATGGAATCGCATAAGAAAATTTCAAAATCTCAAGCGCGAAGAATGGCCATACAAACGCTGACGGAACGTGAACGGGATTGGAAGAGATTACTCGATGAAGGCCACGCTTATGAATTAAACGAAGATTGTATTCGTGCTCATGTCTTATCAATGTTGGGAATGCTCGGCGAAGTCGACGATCTTTCCCCAGTCCTACAGGCTAGGATTGTATGGGAAGAGATGCAAGAATCTGCTTCTGGTCAAGTTCATCCCAACGTTGCTGAAGCAAGAAAAAGAGTAGAACAATTGAAGATAAAGGTTGAAAACAGTGAAGATGATACAAATTTAAGTATGGAGAAACAAGATGGAATTGCTAGTTAAATTGCGGTATGATGATGCTCGACCTCCTGTAAAGAAGAGGCGTGAAGATGCTGGATGGGATTTATATTCATACTTAGATGTTACGCTTGCACCTGGAAATACAATCCCGTTAAATTGTGGTATTTCGATATGGGTGCCAGATGGTTTCGCGGGAATTATCTTCCCCAGAAGTTCCTTCAGGAAACGTGGCTTAACTTGCCATAGTGTTTATGATCATGGATATACTGGATTAGTTCAACCCTTTATTACAAATGGATCGAACGAGACAATTTTAATTGATAAAGGGGAAAGAGTTCTACAATTTCTCTTCATGCCCGTTCTATTAGGAGGTCGCGTACGTATCGTTACCGAGCTACCAGAATCAGATAGGGGTGAGAATGGTGTAGGCTCTACAGGTAAACAATAATGGATCCTACATTACTAACCGAACATTATCAATTTAGTTTAACTTGGTGGATCTTTCGATTTGTTACATTTGGTGAATTAATCGCAATTATTTATCTATTTGTAACAACCTGGAAGTTAAGTCGTTGTCTCGAAGAGACCCATCAAATGATGACAGACCTCTTGAAAACAAGACAAAGTTGTGACGCTCATCAAACAAGAATGGATGAAGTCGATCAACAATTCACCGACTTATATGCCGGACATAAAAGGAAACCTGAATATGACTAAACCAAATTATACTCACATTGTATTAGTTCTAGATCGTTCTGGATCTATGGATACCGTTAAGGATGACGCTATCGGAGGATTTAATCAGTTCCTCGAAGAGCAAAAGAATTTTCCAGGGCAAGCTACAATGACTCTCGCACAGTTTGATCATGAGTATGAAATTCTGTATGATTTCGTACCTATTGGACAAGTTGCATCTTTAAGTAAAAAGACTTTCATTCCTCGTGGTATGACTCGACTTCTTGATGCAGTTGGTATGACTATTAAAGGTGTCGGGCAGCATTTTATGGGAATGCCTGAGAAAGATAGACCTTCTAAAGTCGTCTTTGCGATTCTTACTGATGGTCATGAAAATGATAGTCGTGAGTTTAATCGTGCTCAAGTCTTTGAGATGATAAAACACCAGGAAGAAAAGTACAGCTGGCAATTTGCATACCTATCTTCAGACATGAATGCGGTAGTAGATGCTCAGTCATATGGGATTCCAATGTCCTCAACCTATCACTTTACTCCTAACAGTGGTAAGGCAATGAAGTTCGCATTCTCTAACCTCAGCGCTTCTTTAGTAAGCTATCGTTCAGGTGCTGATGTTTTCGCTTTTGCTAACGATGGCGTTACGGATGATAAAGATAACGTTCAATCTCAATCCTAACTCTATCGGAGGATTCTTCAAATGGCTGGAGAACAGACTTGTGTCGTTCTATTAAGTGGTGGTATGGATAGCGCCACGCTTCTCGCAAAAGCTATTCGTGAAAATGATAAGGTTAGTGCACTCACTTTAATCTATGCCCAACGGCATAAAGTTGAAGTTGATTGCGCACAACAGTTAACCAAGCATTTTAAAGTTCCGCATAAGATCTTGGATGTTTCTAACATTAATACCATCCTTCAAGGGTCAGCGTTGACGTCTGAAGACATTGCGGTACCTAAAGGGCACTATGAAGATGAGTCAATGAAACTGACTGTAGTGCCAGCGCGTAATACCATTCTACTCAGCCTCGCGCTCGGATGGTGTATTAGTTGCGGATTCAATACGGTTGCATACGCTGCTCACGCTGGCGACCACGCAATCTATCCTGATTGCAGGCCCGCGTACATTGAAGCTATGCAGGAAGTATTTAATAAAGCTCACTACTGGCCTGTAAAGTTATGGGTTCCTTTCATGTTTATGAATAAGGGTGAGATCCTAAAAGAAGGATTCAAGCTCAAAGTTCCATACGAAAAGACATGGACTTGTTACGATCCTCAAGAAGTTGTCTACACAGATCGTACTGAAATTTTAGCGTGCGGTAAGTGTGGGAGTTGTACGGAAAGACTTGAAGGATTTAATCAAAATGTTATCGTGGATCCTGTTAAGTATGTTGCGGGAGTAAGATAATAATGATAGCAAAGATGATTGCTGCTCTTGAGGTAGATGATGTAAAGTTTCTAGATGTCGTCGTTGAACTCAAAGAGAAGCTCAAAACAGATGCAAGGATTGTTGAAACAAATTCTGATTTGGAAGCACTACCTGCAATTAGTCAATATTGGCTTGCACAACGTGCCGACCTTGAGTTTTTTAAGCGACAGATTGAAAGAGACATTCGTATTGCATCTGGACCATTTCTTACGAAGATTCAAAAGTCACATTATGTCACAAGTAAAATTTTGGAAGCAGCGTTGCAAGAAGATCTTGGTTATGCCAAATTAATGGATAAGCTATCAAGATTGACTTATGTCTTGGACTTAATTAATTCAACTATCACAAGTCTTTGGTTTAAACGTGATAGTTTAGTTAACTTGTCGATAACTCAAAGAAAACAGCTGTCATTTGAACAGCGAGACTGGTAAAGGAGAACTGCTATGACATTCTTAGATGCACTAAAGAAACAGTTGGATCCCGAAGCTTTTCGTAAATTGGCTGATGTACGGTCTGCCGTAGAAGGTCGATTTATGAAACTTGGAGACGGTACTAATACCGTTAGAATTATGCCTCCTTATAAAGAGGGTGGATTGTGGTTTCGTGAAGTAAGAAACCATTTTAAAGTTGGTGGTGGAGAACGTAATCGCGTAGCGGTTTGCAATGCTACTGAGACTCCTTCAACGAAGTGTTTTGTTGATGACGCGATTACTGTATTGGCAATGTCGCCAAGTAAGGAAGATCAAGAAGCCGCTCGCAACATGAAGGCAAGCCGAGTCTTCTGGGTTAATGCTTTTGATGTAAAGTCAGAAGAACCTGTGGTAAAGATTCTTCCTTTGAGCTTTACCGTTTTTGGTCAGATCTTTCAACTGTTCATTAGCGGTGAAGATTTTATCAATCCAGAGACTGGATTTAATGTTATTATTACAAAGAATCCAGGTAATCGTTATAACGTTCGCCTTGATCGCCAACCTTCAGCGATCTCGAATATGGATCTCCTCGGACAGTTACACGATCTAGATGCAATCGTCCAAGATCAGCGCCGTGGATATGAAGAGCAAAAAGCTCTATTTCCACCTGAATTGGTTGCCCGAGTTGAGCAAGCCTTGGGTGGTGGAAAGTCTTTCGAGGGGATGGGATCTATTGCTCCAGAAACTCCTGTTGCAGGAACTGATAGTGGAGATAGTGTTAAAGCCGGGATGGCAAAACTAAAAGGTGCTATTGCTGGTGAATCAGTCAAACTCGGTGAGATTGACTAACTATCTCTACTAGAAATCCGGGAGCTTCGGCTCCCGGATTTTGGAGTTAATATGAGCCAATTACGTGAAAAGTTAGGTGCTCTAGACCTCGACTCTCCTGAATGCCATGCCAACGTTAAAGAATTTATTCCGTCTGGGATTCCTACTTTTGATATCATTACAGGTAGGGGCGGCATTCCTGTAGGGAGAACTATTAGTTTAGTAGGAGAGCCTGGCACCGGGAAAAGTTCTCTCGTCTATTCAATTTTAGCTTCCGTTCAAAGGCGCGAAGGTATTGCTGTGCTTGTGGATAGTGAATATTCATTAGAAGTAGAGCGCGCTAAAATTGTAGGTTTAAACACTGACGAGTTAATTAAATTCGAAGATGTACAACTCGAGCAAACCGTTCCTCTTATAGAGAACGTTATAAAGCTTGTGAGAGCAGAGAATCCGAACAAGCTATTATGTATCGCTCTAGATACATGCTCTGCTTTAGCAAGTGAATCTGATCTTTCAATGGAGCCTGGGAAGTCATCTCAGCCAGGTACTCATGCGAGATACTTCAGCAAGATGTTTAGAAGTATAACTGGATTGATTGCGAAGTCTCGCGTTGCTTTGATTCTCGTACATCAACCACGAACTAAAATTATGACAATGGGTTATGGAAGTCCATTGACGTGGTTAGCTAAGAATCCAACCACGTTCTCGTCGTCTATGATCTTTCAATTAGCTCGATTCCGTTATGTTAAGCAGGGGCAAGACGTAATCGGTATTGAAGTTAAAGCAAAAAATATTCGTAATAAGTTAGCCTCTCCTCTAAAGACTTGTAACTTTATTGTCCGATTTGATTCTGGTGTAGATGGAATTACTCCTATGCTGGACATTTTGGTAATGTCTGGAAAGGCGAAGAAGAAGGGCGGTTGGTATACGTTAGAAGGTGATGTAAAAGTTCAAGCGAATACTTTTCGTGATTACTATCGTGATAATTCGGAACAAGTTGATTTATGGGTCCGTGAAGCTATGGAAACGATTACGGATTCAGGAATGGAAGAAGGAGAACCTGAGGTCGATTAAGATGAATGTTGAAAAGAAAGTTGCTAAAGAGGGAGATCATTGGGTTGTGCGTTCTGAAACAAATAATAAAGTTTTGGGAAAACATAAAACCAAACAAGATGCTCTCCGGCAACTTAGAGCTATCGAGGCAAATAAACATAAACCGAAAGGTAAGTAATGCCTAAAAAGAAATGGGAACAAGACTTGGTCGTTCAATTTAAAGATGGTCAAGTTATTGAAGTAACCATGCACAAAGGCGATCGACTCATCTTGCAGACAGATCATGTTCTTTCCGAACGAATGAAACAGCGTATCTTTAATCATATAAAGAGTTGGTTACACAGTGAAGTACCTGTGCTCATTATAGAGTCGGGAATTAAACTAGCGGTAGTTAGAACTTTGAATTATGTCGAATCGTGATCTTGAGTTACATAGACAAGCATTTGAATTTTATACTCAGGGCTTATCGCTTGAAGAAATCGCAGGCAAACTCAGCGTTAGTCCTAATACGTTAAAGTATTGGAAGTCTAATAATTGTAAGTGTACTTGCGGAT